CTTTAACAACATTCATGTCTGCTTGATACTGCTCTGTGGGCTCACCAGGTTTTCTTACAACCACTTGATTTTTTGCTAGACCCATATAGTTGGCAATGTATTCTGCCATTTCAAAAACTGATGCAGGGTAATTGGTAGTTAATTCAAATATAGTTACGTTGGTATTTTTAAACTGTGGAAAATCCAGTGGAGTTTCTTGAATTGGTGTGCTTTTGCCTGCTGACAGTTTAGCCACTTCAAACTTTTGTAAGCCTGTTTCTAATTTAGTTGCAAAATCCTTGTCAATTTCGCCCGCAATCTTAATACGATAGTCGTATTGTTTGTGAGATTCTGCTAGATATTTTGTAAAATCACCCATAGTGCTATTATTTAGTCTATTTGATAGTTATCACCCCACCTTTTTTTAACTTATCTAATGTGCTATTACTAGGTACTCCTGTTATTCTAAGCGAATATCTACGGTATCTAGAAGAATTTGCTGTGGCGTGTGGTATGTTTTTATCATATGCTATGCAATCACCTTCTTGCCATTGCTGTATGTTTTTATTGCCCCATACCATGAATTGTCCAGGTTGCCAGTCTTGTAAATGTATGATTACTCTAACCAATTCTTTAATGCCATAACCGCTTGGGTGTCCATCAAAAGTATCTACATGATACACTTCAAATTGTCCCACACCTTTTTCCATAATAACCGGTTGTGCTTCTTCTGCAAATTCAAACCAATCCACTATTTTCTGTAGTGTTGGGTGTTTTTCTGGTTTAACAGACTCTTTAAATCCCACATGATCTAATCCTCTTACTTCCATTTTGTGATACCACCAAGAAGCGTGTAACACACCAATATCATTTGGATGCACGTTTCTTGATTTTTCTCTTACAAATGGAAAGATTTCTTTAGTAATATCTGTTGACCATCTAAACTTTAAATTTAAATTAATACCTGGATGGTTGTCATCGTCTTGATACTTGTCAAAATGATATGTACTTTTTGAATCAAGATAGTGATTCCATGATTCATAATTAAAGCATTCATGTTCAATTGCAAGATGATGACCTTTTGGCAGTTTGTCAATCTCAAAACGATTTGTCATTATTTCTTTAAAAGTTTTTTCATTAATTCATTACGGTCTGTAATAATAGTTCCTTCACTATCAATTGCTTCGCTAGTGTCGTCTGACCCGTCTTTATCTATTTTTAGTTTCTTTAATTGTAGTTCAACCATTTTAAGTTTTTTGTCTATTTTACTGCTCTTTGCATCTATAGCATTACGCAACATAGTACTGGCCACTTCAAATATTCGACCTGAATATCTAGAGTCTACGTTCATGCCCAAATCCATTAAATTTTTATAAGAATCCTCTGCTTCCATGGCTAATTTATCTAACTCAAGATCTGATAACTCACCTAATCCTTTTACCTGTGGCAGTGCGGCCGCAATTTTGTCAAACTCTTCGTAGGTTTTTTTGAGTGCTTCTTGTGTTTTAGGATCTAAATTTTTACCAACTGTAGGTTTTTCTTTGTCATCTTTGGCTTTTTCTTTTTTGTCTACCTGAGCAAAAGCCTCTTTCACATTTGGTAAATTTAATATCTCTTCTAGTTTTCTTGTCATGGTTTTATTTACTTACGTGTGCCCTGATGGAACAGTTGTTCTTCTGAAACTACTCTGAAACGAATTCTTCTCTGTCGAGCATATGCGTTAGCGGCTTCCCACTTGGCATGATTAATTACTACCTGTTTCTTTTTGCCCATGCTTTTACCAGCCGCTTCCATGGTGGCTTGCGACATAGGTTTAACCTCAATCATCTCTGCGTGTTTGCGACCATCTTTGTCCATATACACGATAAAAAAATCTGGCACATACACAGTGTACTTGCCAGTGAATGGATGACGATAAGGAATTTTTATAGATTCAGATGCCCACTGATACACGTTAGGGTGTTCATCACACAATCGCATAAAAGCGTGTTCCCAACTGCTTCGGTAGGTTGGAGTTTTGAGCCCCACGTACTTGGCAGGATTCTTGGGAGAGAATTTGCCTCTGGCGAATCTTGGTAGGTTCATTAGTCTATGATATTTCTTGATACAATGTCTTTTGTAGATCTTGTGTTTCTTACTCCTAATCTACTGGACTTGTATCGATTAGCGTTAAGGATGGTGGAAATTAATTCTGACAGTTGTGCTGGATTGGTATAAGTTAATTGATCAAGAATTTTTCCTACAGGCACGGAATCAATTTTGGCCTGTTGTAGAATTATGTAAGCAGTGTCTTCGGCTGGCTGTCTGGCAAAACCTCTTTTAACAAAAAATCCTACAGTGGCATCAAGATCGTTTTGAGAAAATTCAAATCGTTCTTTGTAGTTGGTGTCTACCAAAGTATCTGCAGTCTTTTGTAAATTATCTCGTAATTTTTGTGGTAGATTAGAATAAAATTCAGTCATTAGATATTGGCCTTCTCTGCTGTTATACTTACGTTCTGTGTGGTTCTATTAATTTTTACATAACCATCTGCTACCAAAGAAGCGATTTGTGAGGTTGTTTTATCTCGGTACACACTCTTTTCATTGTCAGTCAGTGCCGCATAGGCTACATCACTCTGAGCAATGGTTTGTCCGTTACGTGATCCTACCTGTTGATAGTAAAGAGCAGATGCTACTCTGTCTCGAGCCACTGTGTTTGTGGTAACAAGATTTACAGATTCCGTAGGTGAAAGTATAGTGGTATATTGGCCTACATTATTATTAATGGCTGTAGAGTTTTGTGTGCTTTTTGAATCCTTATATCCTTTGGCAGTGGCCAGTACAGTACCAGCCGCCACTGCTGTGACTGCCGCATTACCGATAGAAAAGTTGCCTACTGGATTGGTTATTGTGCCTGCAGATTTGCCAACGTTTAACACACCTTCTTTGACAATGCCTTTTAATTCTTCTTTCACAGCATCTTTGGCTTTAATTTTCTTTGCATTATTGTAAGTGTTAATTCCTTTTAAAATTGTGCCCACACCAAAGTTGCCTGTTTGTATGTCTCTTATCACAGAACCAACACCATCCACAATACCACCTGGACCAAATATAGATGTGGTTCCGCCACCCAGCACAGAGAGCGGAGATGGTTCTAAATCATAATGAATAGTTGCGAATCCTGGGATATCGTTCTTATTCACAATACCTGCTCCGTATAACACAGTTTCATAAAATATTTGCATAGTATTTTGCATAACGCCTTGACCATCGGCTTGATCAAGATTATCATGCGACCAAGAACCAATTACAGGATTTACTAGAGTAAAAGATGTAAATCTTTGTTTGTGCAGTGTAAAAATCTGTATAGATCTCAACATTGGAATTTTTCTTGCTTGAATGTTGTCCATACCGTATTGAGTTACGTTTGGATTTGCATCGTACATATTATCTTTAGTGTTGTATCCAACAATGCTTGGGTTGGCAGTTAGTGAATCAGAAATATGGTATTCATAGTAGGCTTTCCAAAAAGCATTCACAGTGTCTGCGTGATCATCATGAAATGTAATTGTAATAGGTGCGTAACTTATTTTCGTACCAATGTAAGTTTTTTTGTTGTACTGCTGTTTTTCTTCTAGGTTCATGTCAAACTTAGGCAGATCTGCTGTTTTAACCAGCATATTCAACTCTAGTTTTTCATTTTGTTTTAATCTGGCATTTGAGGCTAAATCATCGATATCAAAAACCACATGAAATAGAAATTTTTGTTTGGGTAATAATTTATAGTTGTCGTCGAGATATAAACGAGCGGCATGACGATAGTCTTTCAACCCTGGAAGACCGTCTGAAAAAGATGTTAAAAAGTTATTAATCGATGGCATACTGGGTATTTATGGTCATAAAAAAAGCGCCGTTAAAGGCGCTTCTTTTATTATAAATGCAAGTTAAGATTAGATACCACCGCCTGTTGCTAGTGTGCCTAGTGTTCTTGTTACTGCTGTACCAATTCCTGTGCCTTGTGGAGTTTGGATTGCGTTGTCGTATCTGATGTTTAACGTAATTGATACTGGATCTGAAGTGTTGTAAGCCAATGTGTTATAGTTTACTGACTCAACGTATGCTCCGTATAACTCCCATGTTTCTAACACATTTGGAGTTGAAGCACCATTACCACCATCCAGCATTTCAATTCTTGATGTGAATTTGTAATCAATACCTGACACAGCAGATGCTTGTTCAAAGAAATCGAACTGTTTCTGTACCTGTTCACCAACCAATTTAGACACTGCGTTGTTCACGTCATCTCTTAAATTAATTGTGATAGGTTCCCAAGTGTGTTTGCCTGCCATATAAACTTTTGAGTTGTAAACATCTAGTGTTACGTTATCAAAAGTTAAGTTAGGTCTTGTACAGTCCATAACCTGTTTAGTCAGTTCTGATCTTGGAGTTGATACACCGAAGTTTTCTAATACCACTCTAAAACGGTATTGTAGTTTTGGCATCAACAAGCCTTGTGATGCTGAGCTCTGGTCGTTTGCTAAAGGTACTGTAAATTTAGATAGTGTTGATATTGCCATATGTTTCTCCTATTTATTCCAAATTTATTGACCTAAATTTGCAATCTCTCCTGTGTTTTTAATTCTTAATGGAATGTATATGAACTCAACTGATTTAACTGGTTCAATTGCTATGTCCACATACAACTCGTTTCTGTCTATTCTAGTAGGTGTGTTGTTGGTGTCATCACACACTACTAAGAAGTCGTACAGTGCTCTTTGTCCCACTAATTCTAACAAGAATGATTCAATTGCTTGTTTGATTTCATTTCTAGTTAAAGAATCATTTGGTTCAAAGATAAACGGTTTCGCAATTGCGTCCAATTGTGATCTCAGATACACAACCAATCTAGAAACGTTAATTCTGTCTAATGAAGAACTAGCCGCTACTTTGGTTAAGTTACCGAAGTTCACAATTCCTGCGCCTGAGAAGAATGTTATTGGGTTCACTTTAGCAGTATGAAGAGCATCTCTTGATGACTCTGTCAATGATACTGTTTTGAATTCGCCTGTGGCAGAATCAATGTATCCAACTGCTGTCGCGTTGTCCACAATACCTCTTCTTGTTCCCGCTGGTGCAAACCATGGGA